GCGTGTCGCACGCCTGCGTCGCCATGTCGTAGCGCACCTGGGCGATAGCTGCACGGTTTTCGCAGCAGCAATTAGCGGACTGCATCTGCATGGCGTTGAGTTGCTGCATCAGCGCCGCCTGCTGGTTGCTGCGGGAAAGCTCGGCCTGTGCAAAGCCGTTTGCCATCGCCATGTTGGTGCCATTGACAAGCTGCGCCTGCTGGTAAAATCCGTCGCAAAGGCCCTGATTTACACTGTCGATCTTGCGCTCGACATTGGCAAAATCAGAGGTCAGCACATAGCCGTCGACCACGCCGCCGGAATTGCCGGCGTTGTTTCCCCAGCCGTTGCCGCCCCAGCCGCAGAACACAAACAGGAAAAGAATGATGATCCACCACGCGCCATCGCCGCCGAAGCCGCCAAAGCCGCTGTTCATCATGCCGGTAGGCGCAACAGGCATAGTGGCCTGAACGCCGCCGTCAGAAAGAGACATAGTATCACTCCTTTGAAAAATTTTTATTCATCAAATCGTGGCCACGATGTTGATTTATGTTGATGATTACTGCATCAGGCTTTGAAACTGCTTCGCCATCTGCTGTAGCTGATTAAGCTGCTGCTGGTTTAGCCTACCACTCTGCAAGAGCTTTTCGACCTCGGCTTTGGGGTCACCCTTGAAATTTGCTTTGAACTGGTTGAACTGCTGAACCATCTGAGCAAAGTTCCCCATAGGCCCCTGCCCGCCGCCCAGTGCGGCCATGAACGGGTTAGTCATCGTCCTCGTCCTCCTCTACTTTGCGCTTTTTCTTGCCCTTTATTTCGCCCACAAGCGCTGCCAGAGCGTCAAACTCTTTGCGGGTGACAAATTCCACGTCCTTTTCCTGCGCCGCTGTGCGTGGCGTTTCTGCGCGCTCTACAAGGTCGTAAATTTTAAGCGTCGGTTTCCCGCTTGCGTCTGCCTGCTTGAGGTAAACGGTGGGGGCGGTGGAATCCCACAGTGCTACGGCAGAGTTGGGCGCGATGAGATAACCTCTTGCCTCCTGCTCGCCGCTTACCCACTGTACGCCGCCTTGTGCGATGGGGTTCTGTTGCACTGGCTGCGACATAGGCTGCTGCATGGGCTGCATCTGTGGCTGCTGCATCTGCCGCATCTGCATGAGGTTGTCCGGCATCGGCTGCGGATAATAGGGGTTGAAATAGGGATATGCCATGTTCATTCCTCCGTTTCTTTGTCCCAGAAATAAAGCGGGATTTCGTTCTCGCTGTTCCAGCTGTCATAGATGATCCCGTCCTGAACGCACACTACATGCCCAGAGAGGGCGAGAATATATGTCCCGCGCGGGTGCTCATCGGCAAACCTGCCGACCGTGTAACAGTCCGGGCAAGTGTCCGGTATGATGTATCTCCGGTAGCCTAAGGACCGCAGATATGCGCCCCAACAGGCGTTTGCATTGGGTAAATCGCCGTCCAAGTAGCCACGCATGCACAGCCGGAGATAAACCTCGCCCCAATCCTTTCCCGTGGCCTTACAGATCGCACGGACAGTGCAATCGGACACGTTTTTCCCGCAGGGATTTGGGTTAAAATATTTATACATGATTGCAACCCCTATATAGGCTTTCAGCAATTTCCACATACGCTAAAAGCCCCTGGGGATCGTCTGCGTACAGAATGCAAATATCCTGCGCCATTTGCGCGGTAAACCCGCATTTGATTAAGCGCTCGTACATATTCCCGCCTCCTTGCCTCTATAATAAAAGAAATCCGGGCAAATAAACTGCCCGGATTCTGCCTTGATTCTGCAATAATGTAGTTACAGTGTACACCAATTGTGTGCAAAAACGAAAAATAGCCGCACCCAAAAAGGGCGCGGCTACTTTTAGGAATCGAATGCATCCGCCAGTTTTTGGTATGCGCGGCGGCGCAATTTGTAAAATCCATCTACGCTGATATGTAGTTTTGCCGCCGTCTGTACGCAGGTGCGGCCAAAAACGTCCACGTCAATTACACAGGTTTCCTCGTCTTCCGGTAGCCCTACCGCACGGATTGTTTCTGTGGCGCGGAATGGTGCCATAGTGGATAGTTTTTTGCGGATCCTTTTGTGCTGATCTATCATTTCCCACGGTGTGCCGTGGAGGTGCGGATGTTTAGCACGGGCGTGAGGCCGGCGTAGCGGTGTCCTCTGCGCCCTCCAGTGGATTTATTTTATCCTTTATTTCAGCAGGAAATTCCAGCTGGCATTGCCGATGATGCCGTCCACGCCGAGGTTGTGGTCTGCCTGCATCTCCCGCAGACCGGCCTCCATCTTGGGGCCAAAGAGCTTGTCACCGCTCCAAATTTCATACGGGTAATAGCCCTTGTCCTTCATCAGCAGCATGGCGGCCCGGACATCGTTGCCCTCCATGCCACGGCGCAGCATACGCAGTTCCATGTTGATCGTCTCCTCCTTCGTCGTCGGTGCGGGTGCGGGCTTTGGCTGCTCGTTCAGCAGCGCCTTGACGCTGGCCTTGAACGCCTCCCACTCCGCATTGTTCTTCCCTGCCATTTGCCGGGGACAGGACTTCCCGGTCACATCCCAGTGCCGCAGGACGTAGGTGTCCACGCCGGAGATGCCCAGCAGCTTGCACAGCTCCGCCGTCAGTGCCGCAGCGTTGGCCTTGGTGCGCTCGGAAACATGGTAGTTCCCGGAACAGCACATCTCGATCGAGATACTGTTGGTGTTGCGGCAGAGGGGATGTACCGGATGGGCAGAGCCTACCGCCCACGCCCGGTCACAGGCCGGTACGGACTGGTAAATGCTGTCCTCATCCACGAAGTAGTGTGCGCTGGCCTCCCGGTCGCCGCCTGCGAAATACTTGCAGTTGGCCTCGGCGGTGTCACTAACGTTGCCCGTGTAGTGCAGCACCACAAAGGCCACGTCCCGCCCGCCCAGCCGGTCATAGGTCTCCTTGCTGGCCGGGATGCTGGTGTTGATGGGGATACCGCCCACCTTGGCGATTGGATATGCGGCAGTGATGCGCTTACCCATATCTCACTCCCCCTTGCTCAGCTGCTTGACAGCCTGATTGATGCCGGTGGCCGCCAGACCGCTGACGATACCCACGGCAATGGCGGTGATGGGGTCGCCCGCTGGGAAGTCCGGGATGGGTGCCAGATAGTAGCTGACAGCCCCCAGCAGACCGCCGCAGACCCCGCACAGGATGGGGATCCACTTGTCGTTCATGCTGCTGGCCTTGCCCACCAGCCCCACGAGGTAGGTGATGACGGTGATGACTGCCACGCTTGCGATGCCAAAAGTTTCCATAATTTCTCCTTTCCGTGCCCGAATCGGGCACACAAAAAATGTTGATAAGTCTTTGTTTACTCCCCAGTATAATCGTAAATGATGGTGGCATTGCTCGCACCCCAAGGAGCATTTGCTACTTGCCCCTGCGACCACGGAACATAAATGGTAGACAGTTTTGGGCACCCGGAAAATACTCCATTTGGGATTGAGGATACCGTGCTCGTAAATTTAACCGTTTCTAACCCAGTACAATTGGCAAATGCAAAATCTCCGATTGTAGTGAGTGCGGGGGGAAGGGTTATTGATGCGAGACCTGTACCCTGCCTAAATGCATAAGCTCCAATCGAGGTCATTCCAGACGGGAAGGTCGTCAATGCTAATTTTGGACAGTACTGAAATGCGGCTGTTGGTAATGAGGTAATTCCAGAGGGTAGGGCCGTCAATGCGAGCCTTGGGCAATTGTTGAATGCATACTGTCCGATTGAGGTAATTCCAGAAGGCAGGGTCGTCAATGATAATTGATAACAATTGAGAAACGCAAAATCTCCGATTGATGTAATCCCAGAAGGGAGACTTGTTAGTGCCATCTTTGAACAATTCCTAAATGTGTAATCTCCGATTGAGGTAATTCTAGAAGGAAGACCTGTCAATGCAAGACTAAAGCAATCCCTAAATGCCTGGTCTCCAATTGAGGTGATTCCAGAAGGGAGGCTTGTTAACGCTAGCTTTGAACAATCAGAGAATGCATAATCTCCGAGTGAGGTAATTCCGGGTGGGAGACTTGTTAATTGGAGCTTTGGGCAGCGATAAAAACCATTATCACCAATTGCAATTACATTGTCTGGCATATCTACTGATATCAATTCCGCCAAATAAGCGAATGCATACTCTGGAACAATGGTTCCTCGAAATTTAGCAGTAAACACTCTACCAGAACTGTCGAGGGACGTATACGCTATATAAGGGCCTGTCGGTGGTGCCTCAAGGCCACCGGTCACGCCGCCGATCACCACGTCCTTCTTGATGTTCTCAGGCAGCATAGTGTCCGGTTTTTGAATCGTCACCTTACGCATTCCTTTGCTGCTGGTGGGCAGGATGACCTGATTGCCGGAGGGCATAGACAGCTCCACCGTCCGCTCCTCGGTAGCAAGCACCTCCATCACCTGCCCCATGTTGACCTCCAGGTCAGCGCCGGGAGAAAAAGTTACGTCAAACTCGATCATAGCGCACCATCCCGCAAGATACGCTCCACCGGCACCGTGAATACCTGGGATGCCATGCGCTGACCGCCTACGCCCACCCGGAGCTGTATCTTTGCGTCAATGCCTCTCCCGGCAGTAAGCGACAGGGTCTCGGCCTCCGTCAGTGTGCATGAGACAACATTCCCGTCCAGCTGTACATCCGACAATGCTTTTTCGATTTTAACCTGTCCGGCCTGGGCCACGGCAACGGACAGCACCGTGATGCTCCCCGTGTCGATGGGCAGGCGGAATGTCAGCGTGGGCGTTGTACCTCGATACATGGGTATCCCTCCTCATACTTTAGATTTGCGATGCTCAGTGGTTGGCCGTCTGCTCCAGATCGGCCAGCCGGTGGTTGATTACCTTGATCTGCTCCTCCATCACCGGGACCCGGCGGGCGAAGTTATTGTGCTCCCGTACCTCACGGGTCAGCTCATCCAGTTTGGTGTCGGTGACGGCCTGCTGCGTGTCCAGCTTGGCCTGCACATCACGGGTGGTCTTGTTGCTGGTGATGATTACCCCCAGCAGCGACAGGCCGCCGGTGATAAGTGCAACAATGATAGTTTCTGTCATGCGGTATCTCCTTATATGTTTTATGCTTTCCACTTGCCAGTCACCCGCAGCGATACGGTTTCATTTGTTGGTGTCATTGATGCACCACGGGCCATGCGGAAGGACAAGGTTTTTGAAGCATAGCTCCAATCCGTATTGCAGATTGTGTGCAGATCAGACGCACTGCCGGTGATTACCACGTTCCCCGTCACCCCGAAGGGCATTGACAGGGAAATCGTATTTGTGTATGCGGCGCTGCCAAATGTAGTGTAGCTGGTGGGCGTCACTGTACCACGCCACCACAAGTCTGCATAACCGGAGGCGTACTTGTAGTACGTCCAGTTGCCACTTACGCCTTGCTCAATGATGTAGTCTTGGATGCCCATCGCTTGCCGAAGTTTTCCCGCTGCGGAATCAGATAAAATCAATTCCCCGTTCAGCTCCACGGTATTTTCGGCGTAGATAGGCCACTTGAATTGCACCGTTTTCCCTTTTTCTGCTACCCCGCCAAAACACGCTCCCGGCAAGTTGAAGTTGATATTTAACGGGACTTCAACTGTCGCCACATCCATTTCTTTGGTAAAACTGCTTGAAAAAGCGTCCGTGGCGACTACCGTCAGTTTTCTGGTCGTATCTGTTCCGACACCGGCGATGTAAACAACCTTTGAGCCGGAGCTTTGCGCAGAAAGGGTTTGCCTATTCTCATCATCGATCTTCAAAGAGATGCTGGCGGTGTTATTACTCAGAGAAATGGTGAGATCAAACATCACCTTAATGTCTGCGCCGGTATTGTTTTCTGTCCACACGCCGCCTGTATAGGAACCTCTTGCGTATGTGAGATTTGCAATAGACGGTCCAGCATACTGCTGTACAGTAATAGTGTTTGTAACCGTCTTGTTTCTGCCACGAGAATCTGTCGTAGTTACCGTCACCACAACAGAGCCGCTTTTTGTAAGCAGATTCCCTGTATTCAGATTGGCATTTTCATTGCCAATTTTCATGACAGTACCTACAATGGTACTTCCCCTTACTCCGCCAGTTGTGGCAACGGCTTTTAGCTGGCTCTTGTTTTGTACCCATCCATATGTCGGCTGATACCCAGCGGCATCGGAAAGCACCACGCTTAAAGATGGAACGAGGGATTCCGGCACAGTGAGGACACAGGTTGTCGTGCTTTCACCTATCTTGCTGCTTCCGTTGTAGGTCTCGCATTTTATCGTCACCGTGCGGGAAGAAGCATTCGTGGTAGCATCTATCATGCTGTCAGGGCTTGCCCACGTGTAAGATGTGGCTACACCAGTTGCAATAGAGACATACCCGCTTCCGGCGTTATAGGACAACTTATGTGTAAAGGCGGAATTTTTCCGTGTGATGGTAATTGCTACATTACCGCCCATTGTGCCATTTGTGGCAGACACGGAAGATGCTCTTGGAATTGTTGGTAGTGTAACGCTACCGGAGACGGTCAAATGCCTTGGTGTGTAGGCCGAATCAAAGCCGCAGTCCCATTCGCCGGAAAGCGTGACTTTCCCGGTTCCGTCGCCACTATGTGTGACAGTGATAGACTTTACGCCCAGTTTATACCAACCGGTAGATGGATAATTGTACGGATTCCAAGTTTTTGTACCTTGCAGAATGTAATACGCTTCGTTCGCAGACTCATTTTGTGAGTACCCGGTACCGTCATACACATACAAGGTTAAATCAAGCGCACTGGTGTTATTTTCGATGCTCTGGCTCTTGACTGTATAGTCAAGGCGTAGCTGCCATCCCTTAGATTTGCTTCCGTAGATACTCGGCATCACGTCACCCCCACGAAACTTATGGATTGATTCGGCTGCACAACGATAGACATCGGACCGAGGCGGAACTTCGATAGCTCTACCAGTTCAAAGCTGTTGTTATTCCAGTACGCTAACAGTGTGCCGCTTGCGTCATAAAACCCAATCTTGTCGTTGTATTCCTTCAAAACAATCTCCGATGCAGAGGATCCAATGCGAAGTACAGGGTGTCCATCTTCATCAATGCTTGCATCAATGAAATCAGAAAGCGTTTGCCCATTGATCGTTACACGCTCTGCGGACATTTGCCCAGCCGTAATTGTGTCTGCGTTTACTTCGCCGTCCATCGTAAGCGCAACGCCAGAAATGGTTTTCCCGCCGTCTTTGGAATACCCCAGGCCGTTGATGTTCATAATCCACAGCCTTGTATTATCTTCCATAGTGGGCGTGTCTCGAACCATCCACCCGGTGGGGAATCCATCATCATCCAGCGTGATTTCCCAGTATCCGCCTTTCGCGCCTATAATTCTTTCTGTGGCATCCTGCATGGCTTTGGCAAGGCCGGAATATTCCCGCTTCACTTGCTGTATAATGGGGCTTTCCACGACATACTGCTTGTCCTGCGGCGCATAGCAGGTCGTATTCGCCACCATTCCGCCCTTTATACGCAGTTCCTGTTCCATAATGTAAACGGGGAATGTGCTGGCTGGTCCGGTCACATCTGTAACGTGCAATATGTCCCCTGCTTCCGTAGAGGGGTCTCCCCGCCATTGCACCTTACACGGCATCATTGCCTTGTTTCCAATTTTCTCAAAAACAGTAGCCGCCACAGCTTCGGTAATATACGGGTTTGTAGCCGAAATTCCAACACCCGTCCCGACCGTGATGGGGTTTTCTTCCGTTCCCGTGACAAGGCTTTGTATGGTAAACGGGGAATCTGCGGATTTGCTAAGTCCTCCCTGATACTGCACCTCCGGCCCAACAGAAATACTATCAGAGTACCAGCAGAATTTTAGTTCGCCGTCGGAATCAAATTTCGCATTGCATCCGATCAGCCCCGCCAACCATCCGAGCTGCTGACGCAGTGACCCTGTGTAGGGTGCAGAAATTTGAATATCCGGCAAAGCTACCGAGGGCGCAGTGACATTTCCTTGCGTACATACATCTGTGAGAATCTGCACAGGAGTGGCGGGGAAATCAATGGTAGGCACATAATCATCCGTCAGACTGGCCATGCGGTCATATCCGGTGATAGTTACCCACAACTTCCCGCTTTCTTCTACGCCGTCCGTGGGGATGTAATATTTGCCCTTTTGGACATACTGGGCTTTGCCGCCCACCATGATTCCAACAGATGGAATAAAAAATGCACCGTTCAGCGGGAGATTGTCCTGCTTGTACATCGTCACCTTGCAACTGGAAGAAAACGCCGCACCGATGGTCACGCCGTCCGAGGAGCCGAACTGCTCTGTTATGCTGATTTCCTGCACCTCGGAGGCGGCCAGCTCTGTCGTGCCGTTAAACAGTATTTTGCTTGTGATCTCCCGCCCCGGCGCAGAACACGCGGCGTTAAATGCGTCTGTTACAGTATGCATGGCTCACCTCTCGATGAAATTCATGGACATTTCGCCCCATAACCATGTTCCATCCGCCTCCGGGCGCAAAATGGGCGCAGAACGATCACCAACATAGCAGGTGATCGTTCTATTTGTCCCCGTAAGCGCATCTGGGTATGTAAGCTTGAAAAACGGATCGCTGACGGCTGACAAAAGCGTTGCCATTTTTGCGGCACTCATTGGGAGCCAGGAGCACTCGATCTTTCGCTTTACCGCCACGCGGTCCCGGAACAGGTCCCCGTTTTGGTTCCTCCCGCTGCCGTCGCCGTCCAGGTCAGAAATGCTCCATTTTATCTCGGCGGGAGCAGGCAGAACAACGACCGTCCCGGCATTTTTGGTAACTTTCAATACATCCATTACTGCTCCTTACACCACCAGCGGGCTTGCGCCGGTGGCACGCACCACGGCATTGTTTTCCTTCACAACAGTGTCAAATATTTTCTTCCCGTTAACGCTGTCCAGCACGATTGTGATATGATTTCCTACGCCGCCGCTGTTTTTGACTTCCTCCCGGACAATCTGGCGGATCAAATCGGCGGGTGCCTCGATGTTTGTGCCGCGCTTCTGGTCGCCCAAAACGGCCAAAAATTCCCGGTTTGCTGGGATCACCGCGCCCTGGGCCAGGCGAGGAATGTGGACATTTCCCCAATTAACCCGTCCAATGTTCACACCGGGAATCTTGTTCAAGATACCCGTGATGCCATTTACCATATCGCTTACGCCGCCCAGCACCCAGTTTATGCCCCGTTCAATACCCGAGATCAAACCGTTCATGATGTTTTTCCCGAGGTTCTGCCACCAGGCCGCAGTGAATACAGGGGCGATATAAGAGTTCCAGAATTCTTTGATTTTTTGCCAAACGTACTTGATTTTGTCTATGATGAAATTCCAATTGGGCGCGATTGCCGCCGCCAAACTAACGCCACCGGCAAGCAACATCCCGATGCCCAAGGGTATTCCTACGCCCGTAAAAATAAGAATAATCCCGAGTACAACAAGAAAACCGCCGATCATAGCAAGAGTTTTGCCGAGCGGCCCTTGCAGCGCCTTCGTAATACTGTCCCAATTTGGAACAATCGCCGTCGCAAGCCCAACCGCTCCAGCAGCCATAAGCCCAAGCCCAAGAGGGACATTTGCAAAAGTAAACAGCAATGCGCCGCCAAGCACAAGCAACGCGCCGCTCAAAATTGCAGTTACTGCGCCAATAGGCCCTTTCATTGCGTTTTGGATTGCTTCCCAATTAATGGTTGCAGATGCCGCCAAAGATGCAGCACCAACCAAAAGCAATCCTACTCCGAGCGGAATATTTGCGCTTGAAAGAGCAAGTATGGCGCCAAGTACAAGGAAGGCGGCTCCAACAATACCGGCAATTACATCTATGTTGTCACTTATAAACCTTGTTATGGTATCCCAGTTGACGGCAACAACGGCGGCCAAAGATGCAGCGCCAGCTATAATCATGCCAATTCCAAGCGGGATGTTTGCGCTTGTCATAACAAGGATTATGCCAAGAGCAAGCAAAGCTCCGGCTACAATAGTCACTATAACCGCAAGTGATCCTTGCAAAGTTTCTGCAATAAGACCCCAATTTTCGGAGGCGGCACCATATACCGCCAACGCACCAGCAACCATCAGAGCAATGCCAATCGGTATATTTGCGCCAGAAAAAGTCAACACTGCGCCCAATGCAAGAAGGGCAATTCCGGTAAACAAGGTTGCAACGGCAGCCAATCCGCTGCTGACTGTGCTTGTGAAATCCGGTGCGATTCCACCGCTTGCACTTGCCCCTCCCGAGCTATCGGAATCTCTGTTCATTGTGTTCAGCTCATCGAAAGGTGCCAAATATTTACTGGCTTTCTTTGCGGCAGAACCAACACCATCAATCGCTTTCTGCTGGTCATAAAGGCTTTCAGCCGCTTTCTGAGAAGATGCAAGAGTGTTTCCAAACAGTGCAGATAGCAGCCGAGCAGCTGTATTTACCACCGTTGTAAGCACATTTGCGAGTAGCGTAAACGCCGGGATAACGATGTTTACAATCGGCTGGGCCAGTGTACGCAGCGCACCTTTAAGCTTGGCAACCGCCGCCATTGCATCGGTGTTTGTCTGGATC